GCAACCGCATACTTCTTTATGATTATTTCAGAGCTATAAAGAAAAACTGAGTTTTATTAGTGAATGTATCAGTTTTTACAATGTAAAATGCAAAAAAACAAAGCGTCCGTCAACAGGACGCTTTGTTTTTATATTTGATTGATGGGGCGGCACCAACCAAATCCGAACACGATGGTAAATTATCGCTGCTGGCGAGATCTTCGAGGTCGTCGCACATGTCTATATACGAAACCTGCTTGCCGTCTTTGATGTTGTAATAGATAACAACCCGATCATCGAATAGATATACGGCGTTTACAAACGTATCGATTACGCGGCGGCGGTAGTTTTCGTCGAGCGGGTCACCGCGACGGAAGCTATTAAGCCACGCTTTATACTCATCGGCCGTAAATGCATGCTGGCTGGCGATACGCAGCTTTGCAAGGTCAACGGATATGTCAGCTTTTTTGACTGTCAGCTCTTCGACCTTTTTATTTAGTCTTTCGATCACTAAGTCAGATGCCTTGTTCTTTATCATCAGGTCGATGCAGTCGTTTATTTCGCGTTCCGTGGCTTCTAATAGCTTTTGTAGTTTGGCTATATTTGATGTTGAAAATTCTTTTTCGTACTCTTCGACGAGCTTTTCAGCAATGTAATTAATCCGATCGGGCGTCAGGACATACAGCATCGTCTGCTCAACGACGTACCACTCGATGAAGTCTTTTTTCTCGTTTCTTTTTTTACAAGATCGATGTTTCTTACGATTTGCGCAAGAGTAATAATAATACGTTACGCCGTTTTTGCCGCGGCCGCTTTCGCCGACCATATTTGCACCACAATGACCGCAAAATAACTTGCCTTGCAGCTGGTAGTCAGTTTTAGCTTTTGCCGCTGCCGGCGCGTGCTTATTTTGTTCAAATCGCTTTTGGACCATGTAGAACGTTTCGTCGTCAATTATACGTGGGTAAATATTAGGGTATTCTACGCCGTTATATACATATTTACCGATATACTTTTCCGACCGTAAAACAGTTTGAAAACTGTTGACCGTAAACTTATTGCCGATACGTGGCTTTACGCCACGGGCATTGACATCATCGACAATATCTTTCATGCGACGACCGTGCGCATATTCGGAAAAGACGTATCTAACAACATCGGCTTCATCATCATTGATGCAGAGACGTTTATTATCATCGACTGCATAACCGTACGGCAGATGACCGCCAGTAAATGTACCGCGTTCCCGTGCAATAGCCAAGCCGCGCTTTACATTCTGCGACAGGTTCGCGGAATAATACTCTGCCATGCCTTCAAGCATGGATTCAAGTATTATACCTGTCGGGTCATCGGCTATGGGTTCCATTACTGATATGACACGTACGCCGTGCTTTTTCAGCTTTGCTTTATAAATAGCACTGTCGTATCGGTTACGGGCAAAGCGATCCAGCTTGTAAACAAGTACCATATCAAATTGCCGGCGCTCAGCGTCTTTTATCATTTGCAAAAATTCCGTACGATGCTCCGCTTCTGTGCCTGATTTCGCACGGTCTATATAATGACCTATAATTGTTATATTGTTTGCCTGCGCGTACTTTTCGCAGTCCTCAATCTGACCCTCGATGCTGCGCTCAGTTTGGTTGTAACTGCTATATCTCGCGTAGATTACTGCTGTACTCATAACTGCTCACTCTTGTTTTTATCCGCAATATATTTACATAATGCCATTATAGGCAACACAAAAATACACCGCACGATCTTATAAAGCAACCAAAACATGCCGTACATCATCCAAAACATGGCGATGAATAAATAGTACATCATGTAATATATTGCAATGGGTATTAACATTAATAGCAAATTCCAGCCTTTTAACCGCTTGCGAAAGCCGACCCGAAACCCGCCCAAGCGTTTCAAGCTTTTACTAAATCCAATAAACATAACATCCCTCTAATCATTCTACAATATTTTTACGATAAATACTAATAAGGGGCTATATGGTATTTTATACTACATAAGGCCTTAAAAAGGTTATACGGAAGGATGATATAATGATATGAATGAGAATGAGAAAAAGCTTGTTGAAATGATGATGTTAGCAAAAGACAGCATTGAAGCCGCAAAAACGATAATTAAGACAACCCTTGCATTCTTAGCGCAACTCGAATCAACTGCAGTAGCTCTTCCTGTTTATCCTTCGGAACCTTGCGAAACAAATCAAGCGCCATAACTTCAAACTCAGACAGCTCGTTACCCTCATGGGTAACGAGCGTTTTTTTATTGTTGTCGTAACCAAGCAGATAATCGAGACTCACTTCAAAATAATTAGCAATCTTTATCAGCGTAGATAACTTGATGTTATCGCAGCCTTTTTTCCAAAAACCATCTATCGTCGTATATGGTATGCCGCTTTCTTTAGCCAGAGTATTCTTGTTTAAACCACGCGATTCCATCAATTTTTCAAGTATATCAAGAAACATTTTATCACCTCCCGCACAATAAATACATTATAGGATATTATTAGCATATTGTCAAGAAAAAAAATTACCCCAAAGCGTAAAAAAAGACTTGACAAATTACCCTGCAGGGTATATGATAAAATCAAAATTACCCCGCAGGGTAACTCGAGGAGGTTAAAATGTTTAAAAACCTTAGAGCAGAACTTGCACGAAGCGGGTTAAAGACAATAGACCTGGCGAACTATATAAACGTAAGCCCTAAAACGGTGCGAAACAAACTGAACGGGGTTAGCGAATTTACTCTTTCCGAGATTACAAAAATAGCAGAATTGTTCCCAGGGCTTGAAATCTCATACCTGTTCGATAAGGCAGATAACTCACAAAGGAGCGCATGACTTCATGAATACTGTTAAGACAGAATTGGGAAGGTTTGTCCGGGTAAAAAAAGGAGTTGTGTGTTACCGCGACGAAAAAGGAAACTTCACGGGGAAAACGGTAGACCTGTTTGCGGAGATCCCCGTCGAAGATACAGATGCCACTGGCATGACAAGACATGAAAGAGCTGTTACCGACGATGCTGTCAAGCACATATTTGCACCGCTATTTCGTGAATCGAACGCATTTAAAAACTACGTAGAAAAATGCAAAGAATTAGGATTAACGGTCTGACAGGCCGGGGAGGGTGACAAATATGACTATCTTTTTAAGCGGCCCTATAACGGGCAACAAGGCTTACAAACGACAATTCAAAGCTGCCGAAGAGAAGCTTATAGCGCAGGGACATGCCGTGCTAAACCCTGCTACGCTGCCAGAAGGCATGGAGTACGAGCATTACATGCATATTTGCATATCGATGATTGATGTTTGTGACGCGGTATATCAGCTCCGGGGCTGGCAAAAGTCACTCGGCGCACAGCGCGAATACGGGTACGCGCTGGGTAAAGACAAAATTATACTGGAAGCTTGATATGGCAACGCTGTACGAAGAGCGTATCGCTGAGGCGATCAAAAGGATTGAAGCTCGCAATCTCAGCGATAGCGACATTATAAAAGAATATCGCATAGCGTATAACCGCTATGTAGCGGCCGTCGTGGATGGCAGCTCTCCGGAGGGCGTCGTATATAAATACTTACACAAGGAGGCGTACCGCCGTGTTGCCAGCAGACGCGGGATTAAATTATCTGCGGCCGGGGATAATGCCGGCAAGGCTTAAAAGGCAAAAGCGAGCAGCCTGCGCGAGAATATGTGCCCTGCTTACTGTGATCGCGTTGACTGTATCGTGCGTGTCGGTTGCCGTTGTAAGAGCAGACCGCGTGGCGTATGTAACAACCGCCGGTGACGTAACACTTCGCCCGGCGAAACAGGTTATAAAGACAGCACCGCTGGAAGCCGTGGCTCCGCCGGTGACGGAAGAAGCCGGCGCGGATGCTGAAACCGCAGACAAAATCCCGAACGCGAATAAAACGATACCCGAACCCGACAGAGAGGAAGTAGAAGCACTTGCCCGTATGCTTTACGGAGAGGCGCGCGGCGTAGCGTCAACGATGGAAAAGGCGGCTTGCGTATGGTGCGTATTAAATCGCGTTGACGACAGGACGGGGCTATGGCCTGACACAATAATCGGTGTGCTCGCTCAACCGAATCAGTTTAGCGGATATTCTCCCCGCAATCCCGTAACGGATGCGCTTTATGCGCTTGCACGGGACGTGCTTATAAGGTGGATACGTGAGCGGTCGGGCGAGACTGACGTCGGGCGGGTGCTGCCCGCTGAATACGTATACTTTACTGGCGACGGTGAGCGCAACTATTTTTACACCGCGTGGCCTGCCGGGGTGACGGCTGCGTGGACGTGGGAATTACCTGATCCGTACATATCATAACCGAATAACCGAAAGGAGATAGCAACCGTGATTAACGTGAGAGAATGTCCTTTTTGCGGATGTGGACTTGATCCGGGCGAACGCTGCGACTGCGGCGGGAAGCCGGTAATTGATGATAATGCACCAAAGGCAAGAAAGCGTAAGCGCGTTTATAACGCAAGCAAAAGCGAAATGCGGAAGCTATTACAGCTGTACGCCAAAGGGCACACGGTAGAGGATATTGCCGAGCTGCTTAACATGTATCCCGACGACGTTGAGTATGCACTTGTGCGACGGGGGCTGTTGTTGCCGCGAGAAATTAAATACTTGAACAAGCGCACCAAGCAAGGAGGGACAAATATTGCTTAATGCAGTGTTTCTCATGGGGCGCGTGGTGCGTGATCCCGAGCTGCGCATGACGCCGACGGGAAAGGCGGTCACTACAATAACGCTCGCCCACCACACAGGCCATAAAGATAGCGACGGCAAGGAGACTGTGTATTTCATCGACGTCACGGCATGGCAGCAGAAAGCTGATTTTGCTTGCCGCTATCTACATAAAGGGCAAACGATAGCCGTTGAGGGGGAGCTTATCGTCAGTCGTAAAAACGATGCGGCGGGCAAGACGATAAACACACTTGGCGTGACGGCATCACGCATACATTTTGCGGATGCGGCACCGAAGCAAACCGATGCGGCGCCGGTTATACCGGTAATGCCGGTGATGGAAGAGCTGAGCGAAGAGGACGATTTACCGTTTTAATAAATAACCGCGAGGAGAACGACATGGAAAACGCCATTGCTAAGATTAACGCCGAAATGCAGAAAGATCCCGACAACACCTACCTCGAAATCGTCGGGCATTACATAATCGACAGATGCGCAGAGCCGGCCGTTACGGCGGCTGTCAATGGTGGAAAAACACTTGCCGGCGCGATGGAAGCTATAACAAGTGTCGCAAGAAAAAAAGTGTCCAGTAAATGCGCTGTCATGCGCGATGCAGAGATATTTGATGCAATCGACAAGTACCTCGGGGTCGGTAAGAACCACGAGGCCCGGGCAAAATCTAAACGCGAAGTCGACGGCGGAGAAGCATATGAAGCTAATCCGCCGAAGCTATTAGACCTCAGCTTTGAAGATCTGCTATGAAAGTCAGTCGATCCATTAAAGAAATGCCGTGGCCTGAGTATCAAGGCATAGCCGGAGCTGATTTACAGGTTACGGGTACGATTGTCGGGGGGCTGCTTGTACTGACGATTACTCTCAACCGGGCTCACATATTAAAACAGCATCCCTATATGTATCAAGTCTCTGAGCCGGATAAACGCCTTATCATAAACGCGGATCGGCGGGACTGGGCATTGCTCGAGCGTACCGGCGGCCGTGCCCGGAGAAGATTGCCGGTTATAAATTGTGTGCCCTTGCGGTCGTGTTATCCGGAAATAGATACGCGGACAGAAGCTCTGATCGCGGCTGCGTTAGGGGTTAATGAATCAAACAATCACTATATGCCTGAGCTTGTAGGATGGCTTGAATCATCGCATCAATACCAAAAAGAACAGGCGAAGCTTGCGCGTGGGGAGATACCGGACGACGCGGTCAATCTGTGCCCGGAGGAAAAGCCTGACGGCCTGTGGGATTTTGTCAGACGAAATATACTTGCAAATGACCATACGATTATATACAAGCGCGGCGGCGTCCGTGGCACGTGTTCACTCTGCGGGCGTAGTGTGCGGGCCAAAGGAAAGCATTTTCGGCAAGGCTGTTACGCAACCTGTCCGAACTGCGGGGAGTATGTTTATGCTGTGCTGGAAGGCTCGTCGTTGTGGAAAGCTGATTACGTTGATAATGTCGTGACGATACAGCGGGGTGACGGCGGTACAGTATGGTTCCGGCTGTGGCATATCATCCGCGATTACAGCGTCACGTATGACGGCGGTGCAGATAAATGGATGATAGAAGCTGCCCGGTACTGTATACGCGGAGATAAGGCGGCGCAGTGGAATATTTTTTATAAAGAACACTCATTAGCAGGGCGCTGCTTTGAATACAGGCTCGACAGCTGGACACGCACATCGCGGGTATTGTTATATGACGGCGTATACACGTTTTGCCCGATAGGCCTTGATGAAGCCGTAGCCGGCACAAAATTGCAGTACGCGAACTTGCGGGGGTATATGCACGATCCGGAGATTAGATGCCCGGACGTACTAATGTATGCGATTAACTTTGCTCGTTATCCGGTCATGGAGTTTTTATATAAGCGGGGTTACAAAAGTCTTGTTCAGGCAAAGGTGCGCCATGGGCTGTCCGAATTTAATCGCAACGCTATACTATGGCAGCGGAAAAAGCTGCGTGAGTGCATCCGCTTCCCGCTGCGTCTGCTGAAATTAAAAGATCCCTGTGAGTGGACGATGGACGATGTTGAGAGTGTTCGCCGTCTGTGGCAGATACCGGGCATGACGGATAAAGCTCTGCCGGATATTCTCTCTTCTGGGATACCCCATGATTTATATAACATATTTGCTCACGGTCGCCCCGAAAAGACGCTCGCGTATCTGAGGCGTGTGGCGGCGACGCGGGAGCGTGAAACTATCGGGTCGGTAGCGCGTATTTACAGAGACTATCTCGGAGAAGTAGCCGCGCTAAATCTTAATACGACTGACGAATCTATATTATATCCGCCTGATCTCTACGCGCGGCATGCGGAGACAGCGAGACTTGTCGAATACGAGAAAAATAAGGATTTGTATGACAAAATCGCAAAGCGGGCGAAAAAGCTATCGTGGCTGTCTTGGACGTATGGCGGGCTGACAATCCGACCGGCAACAAGCCCGGCTGAGCTAAAGGAAGAGGGCGCCGCCCTGCATCACTGCGTAGGAGGATATGCACAGAGAATGGCCGACGGCGAAACGGCAATCTTTTTCATACGTCGAGAGCCTGACAAGCCATATTTTACCCTCGAGCTGAAAGGTAAAAATATCGTGCAGTGCAGGGGCAAAAACAATATAGATTATCACAACGATCCGGATGTCGCAGCGTTTGTCGACCGGTGGTATAAGGAGATCGTTGTTGAGCAAAAGAAAAAGAAAAGAAACAGCAATAAAAACACCGCCGTTACGGCGGCTTAAGGAGGTTTGTCATGGATACCAAAATGGAGCTTGAGCAGATCGATGATCGCACCGTGGCCGACGAGCAAACCGGCGAGCCGCGCGACATCGAGGTCATAACGGCGGAGATTAATTTTTACAAAGCGACAGCCGGAGCGGCGATAATCGAGATCGGATCGAGGTTAATTGAAGCAAAGGCGCAACTCTCGCACGGCGAGTGGACGAAGTGGCTCGAGGAAAAAGTTAGCTTTTCCGAGGTCACCGCGCAGAGGTTTATGAGGCTCGCGCGGGAGTATCCAAAACCGTCAACGCTGACGGTTTTAGGTGCGTCAAAAGCCCTGCAATTACTGGCATTATCGCCATCTGAACGAGAGAAATTCATCGAGGAAAAACACGACGTAAACGGGCAGGAAAAGACTGTCGAAGAAATGAGCACGCGGGAACTTCGGGACGCAATACGCGACCGCCTTGCCGCGATCAAGGAACGCGACGAAGCACTTAAAAAGCTCGAGGAAAGCCGGGCGGCGGAAGCTGTGGCAACAGAGCGGTACGAAAAAGCTAAAGAAGAAGCGGAGCGGGCGATAGCGAATAAGAAAGCTCTTGAAGTGGAACTGCAGGAACTTAAGAGCCGCCCGGTGGAAGCTGTTTATTCTGAGCCTGATCCGGGAGCAATCGAAGCGGCGAAGCGGGAAGCAGCCGAAGCGGCTGCGAAAGAAGCACGGGAAAAAGCCTTGCAGGAACTGAAAGCAAAAATCGAGAAGGCAGAAGCCGAAAAGAAAAAGGCGCTTGAGGCGAAGGCGAAAGCGGAAGCGGAGCTGCTGGACGCCATCAAAGAGCAACAGGAACACGAAAAGGAACGAGACGAGGAAAAATCACAGCTTGCCGGACGTGTGGCGGAGCTTGAGAAAAAGCTTGCCGTCGCTTCATCGGCAGACACGGCGGGCTTTAAGGCAAGGTTTGAGGTGGCGCAGTCAGCCATAAACGGGATGCTTGGCGACATTAACGCGAAGCTGTCAGCCGGCGAGCAAGAGGCGGGTATGAAGCTCGGGGCAGCGCTTGCCCGGTTCTGTCAGGCGATTTTAAGCAGCCTACCGGCTGAGTGCGTGAAGCAGTGAGAGGAGAGCGGAGGATGGATTATAAAGAAGTAATCGCCGCGCTGAGCGGCGCAGTATCACTAATAGAGCAGCTGATGATCGCCACCGAAAAATTACGAGATACGGCGCGGGATGTGCGTGGAAGCTGAGCACGCAAAGAAAGGGGATGAAGCATAATGACATTAAACGAATTGGCAATAGAAATACACCTTAACGCGAAAGATCATGGATGGTGGGAAGAACCGCGCAGTTTCGGCGAACTTGTAGCGCTTTGTCATAGCGAGTTATCAGAGGCTCTCGAAGAACACCGTAACGGACATGCCCCTAACGAAACTTATTACAATGGAGCCAAGCCGGAGGGTATACCTACAGAGTTAGCCGATGTTGTCATACGCATACTTGATATGTGCGGGTATTATGGCATCGACATTGACAAGGCGATCGGAGAAAAGCACGAATACAACAAGACGCGGCCGCACAGACACGGCGGCAAGCGGCTGTGATCTACAATCAAAGAGAAGGCATTAAGGATATGAGAATAAAGCGCAGGATTTTCGCTGGTGTAGTATGCGAGCAGATTGTCTTTACAGTGTCCGATAAGGTCAAGGATATTAAGAAGGCACAGCCGCGGCCAAGATTTAAGAGCGAAGCTGAGAGGCTTGAACATAAACTCGGGATATCACGCCGCCGCCACGCAAGGCTCGTAAATGAAAACTTCAGCCCGACTTCGCTTTACTCTACGCTAACATTCGACAACGAACACGAAGTACATACATACGAAGAAGCTCGTCGAATCCGCGATAATTACATACGCAGACTGCGCTACGCCGCGCCCGATGCAAAGATAATAATCTACATGGGACGCGGTAAGTCCACACAGCGCATACATTTTCACATGCTTAGTGACGGTATACCGGAAGAGGTAATCCGTAATAAATGGCGCTGCGGTGATGTGCTGCGTATTGAGCATTTACGCGAACACAATTTTTACAACGGTGTAGATCATGGAAGAGATTATACAGGATTAGCGAACTATCTTTTTGACCACTGGACGCCAGAACAGGGCGGCCACCGCTGGAAACAGACAAAAAATCTGCGCCCTGCAGCTCATGAAGATGTAGCCGAAGTAAAGCGCGTATACACCGAAACAAATACGCCGCAACCTCCGAAGGGGTACAAGCTTGTCGAAGCTAAAGCAACACAATTCGGTTACATATATTATAAGTACGTTTTAGACGTGAAGAACTCAAGACGACGCACCGCAAACAAGAGAGACAATAATTAATAATGTAGAAGGTTGCTGATATGACGCAGCTTTTTAAAGGCCTTGTAAATGTGTAAAGTTTTAGAACGATTCAAGGGTATTATCTGATAAATGCACGTAAACACTCTTTATACTGGAACATTATCCCGGCGGATCTTTTCCACCGCATTAGCGGGGACAGGTGTGCTTGTCACACCTGTGGAAAAGTCCGTCGAGGTTAAGATATAGAAGCATGGCCGTTAAATCGGCCTTATTTCGGCATGCAATAATTTTCATTAGGGGAGGTGATGCGATAAGTGAGATATAAGCTACCTCGTGGCGTTGTCAAAGCATGCGCCGGAATCGTCGAGGGCGTATTTGTCGAACCATATCTTACATACGTCAAAGAAGCTGAGCGTGTTGTTGGCACCGGATATGGAGACAGTCCATCAGCACAACGAAATAGACAGCTACTTGTCGAGGCAATAAAACTAAATCTAACAAATCGCATCGAATACCCATATGAACTTCTTGCTCGCCGTTTCGGGCTGGCAGTTAGCTTGTCGACGTTCAAGCGTGAGAAAATGAAATACTGTTATGAATTAGCGCGTCTTTGCGGCTTTATAAGTTGAGCCGTAAGACGCAGCTTTTTTTGTTATTATCACGCTGGATATTAATATCGGCCGTCGGCATAGCGTCCGGCGAGGGCAAGGGGCGGGGATCCATGGATAAGTACGTAAACCCATTTTATAAATCAAAGGCGTGGCAAGCTAAACGCAAGGCGATACTCCGGCGTGATGGATATATGTGCGTCGAGTGTCGCAAATACGGACGCAGGCGTGATGCAACGGTAGTACATCACATCCTCGAGCTGGAAGAACATCCGGAGCTTGCGCTAAACGATAAAAATCTTATATCCCTATGCGATTCGTGTCACAACAAGATGCACCCGGAAAAAGGCGGAAACTGGCGGTAAAGTTAGGCACAAATAAACGTGTTTTGAGTGAGATTGACGCGGATTTTTACGTGATTCAGATCGACCGCGTGCTATTTTGCCTAACAGGTGTAATGATTCGAGGCGACATATAGCTTCGCCGCGAAAACAGCAGTTAGGCGAGCGCCAATATTTATAAATAAAATTATAAATATTGCCGCGCGAAAAATATATCCCCCCCTACCCTTCGCCGAAATTACAACCTTTGGGTACCGGCGGCGGGCAGGCATGTATATAAGCGCGGGATTTTGAGGAAAGGGGGTAAGACGGACAGGGTGGCGATGACCGAAGCCGACAAGCGGGTTAGAAAGATTATAAAAAAAACTGTGGCCGACATGACGGCGCTCGGGACTTATCGCCCGCAGTTTGACCCGGCGATAAGGATGTATGCTGACATGCGGTATCAGCTGGAGCTGCTTAATGAGCAGTGGTGGGAGGACGGATGCCGGGTTACGGAAAAATACACAAATAAGGCCGGCGCGACAAACGAGCGCAAGACGGCGCTTTACTCGGCGATTGAGCAGTTGCGGCGTGATATTGCGGCGATGGAAGATAGGCTCGGTTTGACGCCG